TCCTCAGCTCCAATAAGTTTCCATGTAAAATCACGTTCGTCTTCCAAACGTTTTACAGGATACCTAGACAATACTGTTTCAAGGTTATTCACTCCTGAAGCAGCTAAAATTCGATTCATGACTTTAGTAAGCAATTGAGGTTGTTCTCCAAACATCAAACCTAAGTGGTTATTTGTTGTAAGACCAGTCCAATTCTTTGACTCAGTCATCTGAAATTTTCCTAAACTTGGCATCTTTTAAATTTTTAAAAGGGTTATTAATCAATATCAACTATTTGAGATCCTTGATCAGAGGTTTGTTCTTGGTTTCTAGCAAAGTTTTGATTAGACCCAGTTTTAAATAATGACGAATTTGAAACTGCTTCCCTAATCTTTTTAGAAGCTGATGTAGAAGCCTTATTCATAAACTTCTTGATGTCTTTAAAACCATTTGTAATTTCATATAAATAATACAATTTAGTTTCAAAATCCACCGGATTCTCTGCTCTGTCTTTCATTAACGCGTTTAAAGGAACACCGCTATCTGTGTAACTTATCACTTTAGTCATTGAATTGTGTACTTTATCTTTTAAAGAGTCAGATACTTTAAAAGCATCAAACACTTCAGATGTTTCGTACACAGACTTTTTCAGATCATCAAGTTGTTTTGTTTTAGCTTGTTCAGCAGCAACTTTACCTTGCTCAATTCTTTGAACTTCATTCTCATAAGAAACTTTATCCTTATTCTGCAAGTTTGTTCTAGAAACTTTAGCTTCTTCCAAACTTTCCCCCAAATCATAAACTCTCTGATACTGCCTTTCAGCTCTTTCTTTAGTCCACCCTTGGGCTAATAAATCTTGAACAATGACCTCTTTTCGAATGTCTTCCCTCTCTTCAATTAGCTCGTCCGTTAAATTATTATAAACCTCCGCAGAACGCAAATGGTTTTGTATTAATTCATCCGGAACTCCTTTCGCTAATGCCCCTAAATAATCTTTTTGAAGCTCGGTAAGCCCAGAATATTCTCTGGATTTTACTTCTTTATTTATTGCTTCTCCTAGATCTTCTAGAGTATTAACATCAGTGTCAAGAGAAGAGAGTACGTTTTCCTCTTTAAGATACCCCCCTAAAGTTTTAAATACTTCATCATCAGAGTTGGCAGGAGACTCAGTAGTTTCTTCAGAAGTTTCTTCTTCTTTACTCTCCTCTTCTTGACTGCCTACTGTCTCCTGGTTTTCACCATCGGCCTGATCTATATCTTCAATATCATTTTTTACTTCCTCTGTAGACTCTTCTACAATAGGTTTTTCTATAGTTTCTTCTGTTTGTTCTGTAACTACTGTTTCAGAAACTTCTGGTAATTCACTTATATTAAATAAGCTCATATCCAATAATTCATCTTTATCTCCTGCCATGGGGTTTATTTAAAATTTTAACAACACTTGTGTGAGCAAATATAACAAACTATTTGTGAAAAGTTCAAATGTTTTTACAACTATTTATAGTAGTTATAGTGAGCTCTATTCCTAAATCAGCTAACTTTTTTCATACTAGTTTTTTGCTTCTCTACTTGCATTTTTTCCCTGTGTTGAGTCATTTCTTGTTCTAATTCTTTTATCCTCAACATTATATCTTTGCTATTAGCTTTTTCGTCTAAATCTAGCTTTTTACCAACACCTCCTTGTTTCATCTCTTCTATTAAGATTTTAGCGGCATTATTAGCGTCTACTTTGTATATTTCTAACTGGCGTTCTTTTTCTTTTTCCATTTCATTAGCTGCAATTTGTTCTTGCTGCATTTTAGCTGCTTGTTCTTGACTTGCTTGCTCTTGCTGCGCTCTTTCGAATTCAGCCAATTCTATACGTTTACGTTTATCAGCCATAGATTGTGAAAATAGAATATCCATAACAACACTCATATTACCACCATTCTGCATAAATGCATGGGCCATTTGGTTAAGAGTTTGATCCATTTCTTTAACTCTATTTTCTGCGAGAATAAAGATATCATAATCTAACTCAGAAAACTCATCTCCATCTACTTCAAAAACTTCAGTAGAAAAATCATCAAGTATATGTTGAAGTTTTAATTTATTTCCTTTCAATGCTATTTTAGCAGTTTCTAAAAATATACTTAAAGCACGTACTTTAAGTCTTTCATGTTTCTGGAACCACCACTCTGTGTTATTAGATGATTGCATGACAGCTCTTTCTACACCTCCGACAGTTTCCTGAGAAGAAATAGCTCCTTGTCGTTGGGGTGTTATACCAACAATTTCAGACATTTCACTTTTAATGTATTCTAAAAGATTTATATGTTGTTGTATATAATTACCAGTTTCTACATCTATAGCTTTTCCTGTAGTATTATACATTCCAGCTGTTTTACCTGTAGCTGGTCCTTTTAAAATCTCTTTACTAGAATCAACAAAACCTACACCATAATCTACAGCAAAACTTAGCCATTTATGAACAGTCCAATTGGTAGGCATTTTAGCTAAATCCATCTCCAATATTTTGCCTAGATTTTTTTCTATGGCTCTATTTACCCGGTACCAAATTATGTCATATAAATATTGATAAGATTTCATTCTGTCTATCATGGAAGTAGATTTACCTTGGTTAAAGTTGTAAATCTCACCTACTATACCTGGATGACCTTTAGAGGGATTACTTAATCTGGAGTATTGTACTTGTTTAGGTTGCATAGATACATAAATATCTGCACCGATCTTAGTCATTTCCCACCATTCGTTTACCCAAAGTTTTTCTGCAGTTTCTCCTCTACCTTCGTCTAAAATATATTCTTCAGACATTATTTTTGTTTGAGGACTGCCGTCTTCTTCATCATAGTAATTAACACGCAGTATTTGTTTTTGAGATCTCCAATAACCCCGTATAACTCTCACATTACCACTATTATCTACATAAACTCTAGATATATCATTACCACCTATTTCTACAGCACTCATAAGTCCGTCAATCATCTCTACCCCAGGTTCACCCACAATAAAACTTTGAGCAAAAGATTCCTGAGAAAAATTACCGTCAGAAGAAACATAGCCCTCAGAAAGTTTATCTACTTCTGCTGGCTTTAACTGATCATAAAAAGTATCTATAATTTTACCCGGGGACCAATAATCTTCTATAATAATAATATCAGAATCTTCTATTCTAGAAGAATATCCAGATCTTACTGTATATACTTTAGAATTATTTAATCTTTCAAATGTAGGTTCGTTACCTTGGATATCGCACTGATAAATTTCTTCACCATTTATTAAAGCATCTTTAAAACCTTCATTAAATTTTTCTTTAAAATTTAATGCTTTCCAATAATGATGTAATAATTTAGAAGCTCTTACTTCACGTAAATCTTTCCACTCATATCTAAAATATATACCAAGTTTATTTAACTCAGTTTTTAAATCCTCATCAGATTTTTCGTCAGGATTACTCTCTATAAGTTCTGTTATTCTTTTATCAACAAGAAACCATGACAGCCCAATCAAAAGGTCTTTTCAACTCTTCTCCTACTAAAAGATCTATCTTGGGAACCATTATAGGTTGATGTTGTATATTTTTAGGTACAAACTCTGCTATAGTGTTACCGGGATTTAAAACTTGTACCATATCATTCATGTCAAGTTTACCTTCATACAGATTTTGATTTATATACTTATTTTTAACTGTACGTCTTGTACTAGCATTAAAATGGTATGAAATTCCTGTGTCTAAAGCATTAGCACATTCTTTTCGCCATTTCTTATTTTTTTGTTTATATGTTTTTTTCTGTGGTGGGAGTTTAATATCCATAGCTACTCTATTATAAGTTTCTACAAATATAACACTTTTCTAGGATTAGATTAAGAGCTGAATATATCTACAGCAGGAGCATTATAGTTTTGATTAAAGAATGGATCATCTTCCCAATCATCTTTTGTATCTTCTTCTTTATTAGCTTGCGTAAATTTATACCTATCAGCTCTTAAAATAAAAACCATATTCATAGCAGATACTCTATCAAAATTACCATCGATATTCCAAGATTGAGTTTCTTGTAAATAAGCAATAGATCTAATTGTTTTTAAACCTAATATATCTTCTCTATTAGGATTTTCTGTAAGCATCCATTCAGCTTGCTGCCGCCTACCAAAAGAGTTTATTTGTTCTGAAGGAGGACTTCCTTTAGCTCTATTCCCAATTAATCTATTATCTTTAATATACTCCATATCTCTAAGTATATCCGGAGTATCTGCTAAATATCTGAGTTTATTTCTTTTATTGAAGTAATCAAACATACCTTTCAACTTATTCTCGTAGTTAATATCCGCATTATATAATACAGCTAACTTTAAAGCTACTTCATAATTATCACTTGCTTTTTGAAACCTACCCGTCCATTCAGCAACTAATACGTCATTCCATAAATCAAAAATCCAAACAGAAAATAAAGATACTCTGGAAGTTTTCATTGTATCATCGTCAACCACATCGCAGCCCCCGATGTATCTGCCAGTGAGAGGTTTACCAGACATTTTAGCTTTTTGAGGTAATTCGTATAACTCTATGGCACCGTGAATTTGTCTGCTTTTATAAGGAAAAGTTCTTATAGGTACATCTACAAAATTAGGTTTAAAAGTAACTGTATCTTTATCTACCCACAGTAAATCAACTACATAATGAGGAGCAACAAGATGTTCTTTATTAGGTACAATTTCTGCTAAATATTCTTTTATCTCGTTGACTGGAAATTCTGTACCCTCTAATCGCATAGTAGCATCTTGAGGTGTAACAGGAGCTTCAGCTATAACCTGGGCATAGTCTGCTGTATCACTAGAATTTTCTTTAATAAGGTGCCTATCTTTTATCAATAAAACCAACGCTTTAGTAACATCAGAATTGCCATTTTTATCATAACAACCAGCTCTATTTAAATAATTAGGGAAAAAGAAAGCACTTCGGGACCTAAGTGCATTTTTATCATAAACATTTTCTGTGTGATATACATTATAAGCTTTAGAGTTATAAAACAATTGTTCTAAACCTACAAAATCTAATGTATTGGCATCCCCACCAGTACCAAAAGCTAACATAAATCCGTACACTTCTCCGTCTTGATTTACAGATTTATCCGCTATACGCCAAGATTTTATAAGGTTACTAAAACTTCCCGCCTCTTCCCACAATATTATTTGACCTCGTTTTCCTCTAGGTTTATCTTGATTATTTTTAAGTGTTACACCTATTCTTTCTGAATTAAATCCATAATCCGTAGGGTCTCCTTTTTTATTATAGCCTGATTTTCTATGCATCAAAGTATTTTTCGTAGCTAACTTTTTAGAAAACCCGCAATGTTGATTTATAAAAGAAAATTGATCATCCGCTTTATTTAATATACCATCTGTATCCAAATATTCCCCCTCAGAAGCGTAAGCATAAGATTTACTTTGCCTAACTAAAAAGAAATTTCTATTAAGCATAGAAGCAGCTTTAAAACTAGCTCCTTTAGCACGAGATTTTAATACAGCTCCGTATTTACCTGCAACTTCGGCTTGCTCTACATAATGGAAAAACATATAATCTCCATCCCAAAAATCAGCAAAATCTTCTTCTCTCTTTGCTCGAATTGTGCCGTCTTTATTTCTTTTACCAGTTAAGACTGTACGTAGTATAGGGCAATAATTAAGATAAAAATAATGATATCCTGTAACCCATTCCCCATCAGATTCTCTTACATAGCCGTGTAAACATCTACGTATTTCTTCATCCCAAAATTTTTTAAAAGGAGAACTTGGACTTCTAGAAGGATAATAAGGACAGTATTTTTTATATTTTTTAAATGCTAAAGCAGCAGGTCTGAAGTAATCTGTATCCTCTAAAATATGGGGATTCACTATATTAACTAAGATTTTACCGTCTTCATCTCGGTTTAAATCTTTTGCATACTTTCTATCTTCAGAAATCATTCTTTGTAATAATGGAATATGATCTACAAGTTCCATTACATCCCCTCGAACATCTAATTCGTCTTTCGTTATTTCTATTAAATCACTAATCACTATTAAATTCTTTTTCCAATTGTTCATGAGTATAATACTCTCCATCTACAGGTAAGTGATTACCTTTCTTCACTTTCCCTGTAATATCATAATATTTATCTTCTATCTTAGTTATAATATGATTACTATCATAATAAGCTTGTGCATTAGGAAATTTACCCAATAATTTGAAATACAAATCGTAACAACCACCTTTTAAATAATGACTCCAATTTTCACCAAGTCTTTTTCTAATACTAGTAATAAAATATAATACTCTATCTTCTGTTGTCATAAATTATTTAATAGGTTTAAATTGGTTACAAACTGTTACTATTTTAGCGTTACCTAAATTTGCTTTTAATTTTAAACAATGAACTTGGCTATCACTATTAACGCTATTCACATACTCTATTTTCATATAATACTTACAGTGTAAGCATTTAGATTTTTGATTCATAATTACTTATCTTTTATAAATTTATAAAACAATAGATCAAAAGTCCAGACAGTTTTAAAGTATACTTCAAAGGCAAATAAAGACCTATACTCATCTTTAAACCATACTGTAATAAAATCTATACCAAACCCACGACTACTTATACGTAGAGTTAAAACGTCAGTATCAAAATGCCACGTTTCTTTTTGTATTTCATTTGTACTCATTTCTCCAATTTTATATCAATTACTTTACTCTCACCAGTGCAATTATTAGTAGTAGCTGCGTAGTATTGTTTTCTTCCAAACTTTATAAACCATATCTTATGTTTCCTCTGCCAATAGTATACAGTGGTAGAATTATAATTTATCTTCAGTTTGTCAAATATTAATTTATCTTCTGACCAATTGACTTTTCCAATAACTTCTACACAATCATCAAATCTATGCCGGAAATCTTTATAAGTTGTATCCTCTTGATTTTTTATAAGTGTAATAGTTGTATCATAGACATGCACGTACTTATGATTAATAGTACGTTCCATACGGCGATAGTTCAACTTTAAACTATCTTTTAACTCTGTTAGAAGAGAGTCCTGCTTAGCATAGTATTGCTTGAACCCTTTTTTCGTAATCTCAAGGACTTTAGAATCTCTTTCCAATAGGGTTTGCTCCAAATTATCAGTAAGTCTATGATTTTCTACAGTAATATTTGATATAGCCATTATCAGAAAATAAATTATAATCCCAAATCCTGTAATTACTATATAAGGCCAATTATTTTTTAGTAATTTCGCTATCATTTAAAATTTTCTTTAATTAATTTTGTTAATCGAGTATAAAATTCATTATACATTACTTGGTATACAGCCCACTTACCTAAATACTTATGTTTATATATTATTACTGGCACCACATTAATAATTTTTATCTATTAAATCTTTTACTGAAATGTATCTAGTATTTACTCCAGATTGATTTGTAAACTTTATTGTTTTTCCAAACATTAGGTACTTAAGAAAATCTTTACCAACTTTATCCTTTAATAATTCTTCGGGTATTTTACCTAAGTGCCTTGTAGCCATTACAACAAAATCAGGATTAGTGTGGCTAATCCGTAGCATACTAAAATCGTTAGTACCGAAATAAGCTGCATTAAAACGTAAGCCATACATAGCATTAATTTTATCAATTGTTTCATCAAGGTATGTATATACAGGAACTTTTACTGATTCACATGTTAATTCTGCCCAATCGTGGATAACCTTATTTTTATTTATTTTGTCCATACTTAACCGCTCTTTTATATGCAAATCTTTCAGCCATACCTAATTTTATACCTTCTTCATATAAATCAAACCTAGGATTAAACGTTAAGTTCCACCATAAAACTAGAATAATTTCTTTAGGGGTTAACTCTGTTCTACTTATTATCTTCATATTATATAGATTTTAACATTTCAATTAAATTACGTTGAGGATGCACATCTGACTTATCCTCCCTAAAAGAAGTATGTGTGTAAACTCCAGGTATACCAGCTAAAGCAGGCTCATTAACACCCCAGATATAACTACGGTAATTAATAGGTATACCGTATCTTTCATTCCAATACTCTAATAATTCTTTTACTGTTTGAACCTGTTCTTTAGTATAAGTATCAAAATAATAATACCCTCTATACCCATTTTTGTAATATGTCGCATTACCTTTAAAAATATCTCCATACCAATTATATAAAACTCCTTCTTTCATAGTTAACCCGCCCCAATTAATTATTTCTATACCGATAGAATTTTTAGAGCAGTTCCTATAAGGTAAACCAAAATCACCGAACTCATCTGTGACATTACCAATATGTCCCGCATAATATTGACTGCCAAATAATTGATAAGGGATACCTTCTTTATCTACTATCAATGCAGTAGCAACCCTAGAAGGTGTAGATTCCCAGTAAGCAGCAACAGCTTGAGCAGTACCGCCTGACACAGTGTGGTGAAGAACTATTTGATTCTTCTCATAAGGAACCTTATAATACTGATATTCAGGAAAATCAATTTGTATAATTTTATCTAAAATTCCCATAACCTATTTCTTATTAAATTCATTTTTATACCTTCTTTCTATTGTAACCGCAAGACATTTATTTAGTTCTAATAACCTTATTTTTAATCTACCCATTTGTTTTCTTACACCCATTCTTTCTTCCAAAAGAATCTCCATTAATTTTTGGTCCTTAGTTTTTCCCATGGCTTACAATTTATCGCCAAGATAACTAATAATTTTTAATCGTTTTCTATACTTCCTTTACCTTCACACCTTATACATTTTGTATGTATTATTTCTCCCTCATGAGTAGATACAAGATAACCTTCTCCAAAACAAACAGGACAAACTATTTCGTTAGAGTCTTCAGGTACAATTTTTTGAATAGAGATATTATTAAAAACACTAATATACTCATTAGTAATACGAGCATCAGAATCTTTACGTCTCCACCAAGGTTTATTAATATGAGTAATAAACTCTTTTAACAATGTACCTAATCTTACAGTAAAACCTTCTTTATACTTATCTAATTCTTTATACATAATAAATAATTTAATGATTTATACTAATTTTTAATCTTCATACATACCTTTTTTCCCTGAACCTCTCAGGGAATTTTCTACTTCAGCTTCCTTTTTTATTTGATCTTCTAACTCTTTAATAGAAGTCATTAGTTTAGGGGATTGTGCAATAACATCAATTACTTCTTTAGGTTTATATACTAAATTACCCCTACTATCTTTTTGTGTGTAATCCACATCAATTAAATACTGACCTGTTTTATCCAAAGTATCAAAAGCAGCACCAAGAAAAATAGTTTTAGTTGTGTAAGATCTACTTTTAAAAAATTCAATAGCTTTTTCTGTGGTAGAATCTAATTTAAGTTTATCACCCCCTACCATAGATTCAACAATAACTTCAGCTCTTTCTGCTTCGTCTCTTATATCGTTGAAATCACTTTTAGGGTGAAGCAAAAATGTAATGTAACTGAGTTCTATGAGACCTTCTTTCTTATTTTTATAT